CATAAAAGCAATGCTGTCCCAGTTATTAATCAAAAAGAAGCTGAAGAAATCAGCAGGATGGCGAGATGAAAATTGACTATCCTATCCACAAGTTTTCCTGCTCCATCTGCGGAAAACATTTCGAAATGTTATTATATTATAAAGTAGAACCAAATGGGCACCACAGTCAAGTGTATTGTAGCCCAGAATGCAGTGTTAAAGGTCATGCTGTATTCTTAAGGAGACCTGAACGATGAGTGAAATTGATTTAAATGCGAGAATCCAAGAAAGAATGGATAAACTTGAAAATCTAATGAAAGCAAATAAGCATATTGGTCATGCAGAAGCTGCTATGGATTTTACAACTGAAATTACAAAGTTTTGGAGTATATTGTCAGAAGAAGATAGAGATTTTCTTCAAGGAGTACAATATGCTATAGAAGAACAAGTTCCTTGGGAGTAATAAAATATGACGCAATATAAAGAAGAAGTGCAAAGACAAAAGGATTTGCTAAAAGCAGAAGAATGGGCAAACGGTGTTGAGTGTTTACATATTCATGGCCTTAGTTCAATGTGGTATGATAATAGACCAGAAGATACCGCAGATGGTAAAATGGTTACTGACAAAACATTCAATAGTGGTCTTATTGAAAGAACATTGGAAAATGGCTCAATTGTCCATTTTGGAAACAAATTACAAGGTGATGAATTAATTTGGAAATATAAAGCTGTTCACGCATAATACAACGGAGGTTTGTATGAAACGTTTATTATTATTGAACTTTTTAATTATATCTGGATTAGCATCAGGAATAGAACATGATGAACCATACGTTCTTTCAGAAGATGAAAGATGTATGGCACTAAACATTTATCATGAAAGTAGATCTGAAAATATGGCAGGAAAATTTGCCGTAGCTGATGTTGTTTTAAATAGAGTAAATGACAGAAGATATCCAAACACAATATGTGCTGTAGTAAAACAAGCAAAACTTTCAGAGTGGTGGTTAGAACAAGGACGAGAAGTTCCAGTAAGAAATGCTTGTCAATTTAGTTGGTATTGTGATGGTCTTAAAGACGATCCTACTGATAGTGATGCATGGAGAGATGCAGTATTAATTACATATCAAATTATGAATAACGATATGTATAGAGGCATCACAGAAGGCAGTACTCATTACCATGCAGATTATATCAATCCTCATTGGGCTGATAGTTTACATTTAATTGGTAGAGTAGGATCTCATATTTTCTATCGACAAGATTAAATAAATATCTTTATGAATGCTAAACATAGAGGTATATTATGGTTATTGCAGGCATAGACTATAGTTTAACTAGTCCTGCACTTTGTATACATGAAGGCAAAGAATGGAGTTATGAAAATTGCACATTCTATTATCTTGTAAACAAAGAGAAACATCTCGAGCGTGAGGATAAAAAGTATATTCCAACTTTATATCCACAGTATAGAGATGATATGGAAAGATTTGAAAAATTATCTGAATGGACTTTAGGTAATTGTTTAAATCATGGAGTAGAACTTGTTGCTTTAGAAGGTTATGCTTTTGGAGCAGTTGGAAGAGTTTTCCAGATTGCAGAAAATGCAGGACTACTCAAGTATAAATTATGGGAACAAGAAATTATAGTAGATATTTTTGCTCCAACAATGATAAAAAAATATGCTACTGATAAAGGTAATGCGAATAAAGAACTTATGGTTGAAGCATTTGAACGTGAAACAAAGGTTGACATTCGCGAGAAATGTGGTATAATAAACAAACAATGGAATCCTATAAGTGATATAGTTGATTCCTATTATATTGCAAAATTTGGATTTAAAGAAATTTTTAATAATTTGGAAAAAGAACTATGATAGTAATTTTCAATGGCCCGCCCGGATCAGGTAAGGATGAAGCTGCTTCTTTATTTAAAGAAACATTTGGATTCCAAAATCTGAGTTTTAAATATCAATTGTTTAAAGAAACAATTGCACACTTCGAAGTAGATAAAGAATGGTTTATGGAAGGTTATGATAACCGAGAAGTAAAAGAAAAGAAAGAATTTGCTTTGAATGAAATGTCTCGAAGAGAAGCAATGATTCACGTGTCTGAAGATATTGTAAAACCTAAAAAAGGTTTAGATTATTTTGGCCGTATGGTTGCTGAAGAAATTGAAGAAGGTAAACATTACGCAATTGCAGATGGTGGATTCGTAGAAGAGCTCGAACCTCTTATCGAAAAAGTAGGAGCAGATAATATAGTACTCGTACAAATCACAAGAGAAGGACATGATTATTCAACAGATTCTAGAAGATATTTCAATGGAAGATTGTATAAAGAATTTACAATTGGACATGAAACACCAATTGATAATGCTTATGTTTTAGATGAGTCATTCGATATTAAAACATATAGGATTCACAATAATGGTACACTTCGTGGTTTTCGTAATACACTTTTAAATATTTTTGGTGAATTAGACTTAGATAATGAATTCGAAACTCCAGAACATACCAAAGCCTAACGTAATTAATCTTAAAGAGTGTCCTGATAGAAAACGCTATACAATTTCTGAATGGGAAAAGTATGGCGGAGAAACTCTTGAGATACATTCTTATGATCGTTATGTAGAAGGTGAATCGATTCCTTTTGCTGGTGATGAAGAATTACTTAAAAAGGCAACAAAAGGTGTAGCATCTTCTCATTTACTTACAATTAAAAAGTGGTATGAGACTACGGATGAACCGTATGGTATTTTTTTAGAAGATGATGTTGATTATTCAACTATCGAACATTGGAATTTTACTCTATCAGAGTTTATAGAAAAATGTAATGATTATGCATGGAGTGCTTTACAACTTGGATTAGTATTTGAATATCCGTATGACATATATCGCGAATATCCTCTTATGGCTCCAAGACGTAGAAATATATGGGATCATGGATTACAATGTTATGTCCTAAAAAGAGAATGCGCTCAAAAGATAGTACAATTTTATTTTAGTTTTGAAGAAGCATTAACTGGAAAACAGGTGATTAACTATAGTATGCCATTAAATGCACCCGATGCGTTTGAAAATAATGTATTACATGGATTTGGAAAGGTAATTGTGTTTCCTCTGTTCAATCATAATGTTACAGACTTTAGATCAAAGAATATATATTATTACAATCAAATGGCTGCAAGTGCTATCTACTCTTATGAGTTTTTAAAGGACTGGTGGGAAAAGAAAGGAAGTTCAAAATCCTTAGAAGAAATTTTTGAAAATGCTCAATTATAATGGAGAAAAAAATGAATATTGATGAATTAACTAAACTAAAAGTAATATGGGAATTGATTGATGATCTTAAAGATCAAATTAAATTTCAAGCAAGTGGTCATATATACACGACTATTGGTGTACTAGAAAACGAAGCAAGTAAAGTAGAAAAAAATATTAAAGCTTCTTTGTCTCATAAAGATCCACATTTTGAAGATGCTGTTCAAAGCGTTGCTCCGGAGTTAGTACAATGAGTGTAGTATATAAAGGTGAAATAATTAACTCTGAAATCTCAAAGAATTCTAAAGGCGGAACTGAGATGATGCGTCAACGTTTAGTTGACAATGTTGATAAAGATCTTTTAAATCAAGTTGCTATTCATTTATCAAGACCACGTCAAGATTACGAAGATGTTCCTAATATTATGTGGTGCCATGATTTAGCAGAAGATCCTGAAAATAAAATTTTAGAGAATGGAGAATGGAATAAATTTGATCATTTTGTTTTTGTAACTGCTTGGCAAAGAGATCAATATATTATTAGATATGGTATTCCATATAGTAAATGTTCGGTTATCCATAACGCAGTAGAAAAAGAATATAGTCCTACTGAAAAAGATATGGAAACTATTCGATTTGTTTATCATACTACACCACACCGTGGATTAGAACTTGTTGTTCCAATCTTTGATGCTTTATGTAATGATTTCGACAACATTCATTTAGATGTATATAGTTCATTCGATATTTACGGTTGGCCACAAAGAGATGAGCCTTATTCTGGCTTATTTAAAAATATTGAAGCTCATGAAAAAATGACTTATCATGGTGCTGTTTCAAACGAAGAAGTTTTAGAAGCATTAAGTAAGTCTCATATTTTTATGTATCCTAACATTTGGAAAGAAACATCTTGTATTGCATTGATTGAAGCAATTAAATCACAGATGATCTGTATTCATCCAAATTATGGTGCATTACCAGAAACATCTTCAAATGCAACAATTATGTATGACTTTAATGAAAATAATCAAGCACATGCAAACTATTGTTATGCAGTCACAAAACAGGTGCTAAATAGTATGAAACAAGATCCAAACTATTTTCACGGGTTTACTTTTTCAGATCGTTTTAACTTAGCTCGAAACAATATCGCTTCGTTTAAAGTTATGTGGGAAACGCTCTTAAGGAATATTATTCATGTCAAAGGACAAGAAGAAACCAAATAACGTTATAGAATTTCCTAAAATACATATTGATAATCCTCCTCTATCTCCTGAAGATGTTCAAGATAGATTATTGAGATACAAAGAAAGTTATTCTACAGAATTAGCAGAAATACTATGGGAAAATGTACTAGGAGAAATGACACGATCCGGATGTGATTTTGATTCAGACATGGATAAGTATTTTCCAAGTATGATATTAGTATTCGAATCTATTAAATCACTTCATTCATTAACTATGGGCTTAGATCATCCTCTACAAAGGTTTGC